AAGCATATTCATTTTCTGCGGTTGCAGTTGCTCGATCTTGCCAACCAGCGTTATCATCCCAAGCAAAATCACCAGCAGGAGCCTTTGGTCTTACCCAAAAGTTACCACTTTTAACCCAGGCTTTGCCAGGAGCAGGACGTTCTGTTTTAGTCTTTTGTGTTTTACCATCAACCTTGGTAGTTGTTGTCTGGAAAATACTAATCTTATCTTTGTCAGCCATTATGCGCCTAAGTCAATCGGAGATGCTAAAGCTTTGCGGAAGTAGTCAAGGTAAGTAGTTGCCTTGTTGTATGATTCTGCAGCTGGATCGCTAAGAGCCATCTCTCGCATCATGTTTCGTTCTTCCATGTCAGATACTCCACCAGTTGTAATACTCTTAGATGTATTACCACTAGTAGTGGTTACAGTTTTTTGTGGATCTTGTGCATTAAGACGCTTTACAAGATAGTCAACATCTTCTTGACTTGCACCTTGACCAGTAAACTCTTGAAAAAATGCATCAATATTTAATTCAAGATCTTCTGGAGTATAAGTTCTTTGGGAAAGTGAAACAGTTCTACGTGGTGCACCACTTCCATCGCCACTACCACCTTGTCCAAGTAGATAGTTTAAGTCTCCTTTATACCCATTAAGATACTGCTCAAAGGATTCAAACTTTGGCTTATTATTTTTAACACCAACAGCAGCAATGTTAGTCATTGTTAAAAATTGAACCGCTCTTTGAACAAGTAAACGAGTATTTGGATCTTGACCAAAGGATGCAGAGTTCTGTGCATTTTTAGCATTAGTTATAGCAGCTACTTCAGCTGGAGTTGCTGCTATCTTACTGCGAATAAGCAAATCTCTTAACTCATTCATTCTTCCAGAAGAAGCATAATCGTTAATAATTTTATTAACTGATGTACCTAAATCAATTGGGTTGCCATCTCCATCTTGAAGAATAGATCCATTTTCATTTGCAATAAATGCAACTGGAAGTTCTGTTTGACTTGTTCCGCTTACATAAGAAAATGAATATGGATCATTAGATAAAGGAAGAAATCCATCTGTTTTCCAACGACTATTATCTAGTGTATTAATAGCAACGTATTCTGGAGCAAGACCAGTTGCAGCACTTTTTGCACGTTCCGCTGGATTATCTGCACCTGCAGTACCAACATTAGTGTAGGGATCAAAACCTTTTCCAACTGGATTTGAAGGTCGATCAGTATATTTAGTAGGAGTGCTTCCTTGCTTTCCAGTTGCAGGATCTACTTCAACTCCAGCACTTCTTAAAGCAGCATTTGCTTTGTTGTACCTAATTTTAGCTTCATCAAAAACTTTTTTATCTGCAGCAGAATTTGAAGCAGCATATTTTGCAGCAGCTAAATCATATTGTTCTTTTGCTTGAGTTTGCTCTAGTCTAACAAATGTAAGAGATAGCTCTTGTTGCTGAGTTGGTTCATCTCTGCCAGAAGTTTTTCCTCTTTGTTCGCGAGCTTTATCATCTGCAGCTTTTTTTGCTTTTCTTTCAGCTTCTTTACGTCTGGCTTCTTCTAATGGATCGTACTCAACCATTATTCATTTCTCCTTAGTCCAGCACTTGCGTCCTTGGACTTCGCGTTAATTAGTTTAGATAGTCCATAGTTAAAATATTGTTCTATAGTTTTTGTTGAATCTTTTTTAATAATTTCTTTAATGGCATTAATTGTTTTTTCTTTTTCTGCTCTTTTAAGATCTGGGGCATTACCAGCATCTAAAGAATTAATGTAATTTACTTTACCAATAAAGTCTGTGTACAAACTATAAGCAAGTATTATGTTTTGCTTTACATCATTTGGCACAGAAGCATTTGGAGAAGTTGCATAGTTGTAAGCATTATTAACAAATTCAAAAGCATCAACATTATCTGTACCTGAAGCAATGTAATCTTCTAAACCAGGTACAGCTAACTTAATTTTTCTTTTTTCTTCATCGTACTTTGCCATAACTTCACGGCGCAGTGCTACGTTACTAAATGGAACTGCCTTAAGTTCTGCAGCTTCCTGATCTCCCAAAGCATAGTATGCATTAATGTACTGTTGCATACTAACTTTTCCATAGTATTCTTCAATATTTGTATTTTGTGCAATACCTGCAGAAGTAGCCCACTGCCATACACCTGGACTAAACTCTCCAACTCTAGGAGCAAACAGTAAAGCACCAGCACCAAACTCATCAATAGCAGATTGATTTGATATAGCCCAGTCTTGCATTTCTTTTGAGTAATTAAGAATAGGTTGTATTTCTTTTGACTTCTTAGATACAACATAAGCAATCTTGCCTGGGTTTTCACCCATCCATGTAGCCAATGCCATTTCATAATGCTCGGTTGCATCTGGATACTTGCTTTTAATTTGATCTAAAACCTCATAAAAGCTTTCTTGCATAGAAGTAATACCACTATCTAGCAGGTATTCAGGTAAGTCTTTTGTACTTTTAGTTTGTACAGAAAATGGAAGAATAAGACCTAGCAATGCACGAGTAACAATAATGTTATGTGCGCTAATGCGTAGATTTTTTAAGTATTCAGCTTGATCTTTAGCAAACAATGCTTGATTAATACTACCATCTGGCAATAAATACTTAGGATCTTCTGGATCAATAGCAATACCATTAGCCTGATTGTAACTAATTGCTTGTGTTACTGCAGAAATTTCCTGTGTTGACTTTTCATCAGGGTTCAACATAGCTAAAATGTTTCGCACAAGCTTTGGTTGAACAGCTTTAATTGCAGTTACGTTATCTCCAAGATCCCCAAGGAAAAGATTATCAACATCTTCTGCAAGATTTTTAGTTGGATTGAATACACCAAGCATTCCCTTAACCGCAGCAACGGATAGCGATCCCATTGGACCTGAAAGGTATGGCATACCAGCATCAGTTTGGAAAGAAGGATTACCAGCAGTTAAGTTAAAAGTAATGTCATTAAACAATGGTTGCTTAATGCTTTCTTCTCCACCAGTTAATGCGCGAATAGTGGTATCAACTGCACTGTAGATAACATCATCCATAGGAAGAATTGCATACTTGTTACCATCTTGATCTGTGTGAATATCACCTACAGCATCAAAACCTTGATTCATTAAACGCAAACGATAGATTGTTTCAAGTGGGTGATCTTTAACAAGACGATACATACGACGATGGAAATCTTCAACTGCACGATAAAAACGTCCTACAGTACGCATGTTGTACGCAAATACAGTTTGCTGTGCAGGGTTATCAGAAAACTTTAATACGTGTTGTGCAGCATCATTAATTGCTTTATTAGCAAAAAACTTACTTGCTTGTTCTCTTGCGTTTTGTTCAATTTTGAATATTGCTTTGTCGTTAAGTATTGAACCATCAGCTTCAAGTTCTCTAATGCGACTATCTGCAAGCTGTCTAGCCATAGCTGTTTCACCAGTTTTGTATTGCTCGCGGAATGCAATGTAATGCATGTGAGTAACTGGCATACGAGTAATAGCATCTGTTTGGCGAGCCATTAAATCAAACGCTTGGTCTGGACCAAAGTTTTGAATTGCAGTTCTTAAATCAGTAGCTACACCATCAAATTTAATATCGGTCATAATATGACCTTTAACTTTAAATCCAGTTGTAGCATCAACATAAGTTTCAAAGTCAATGTTATCCATTAACTTGCGATGATCAATAACTTTGCCACTGCGGTAGTCATCAAAGAACTTAATTAACTTTGGATTAAAAGTATCTGCTGCACCATGAAATGTTGTATAAGTATCAGATAAACCAGCACGAATAAATTCTTGCATTTTATCAGCTGGATTTGCAAGATCTTTCCAGTCGTCAAAAAAGCGAGTGCTGTTAATTATTTTTTCTACTTCTTTTTCTTTTCCAACTTTAACAACCCAAGCACCTTCGGTATTTTTTACAAAACCAAAATTAGCCATTAATTCATTAGTAGCTCTTGTCCAGTCTTCTGGAGTAGCAATACCATCATGCTTAAGGAAAATAGAAGCAAAGCTAAAGCGACTTACATCTTTGCCGTTACGTACTTCAAATCCTTTATCGTTAAAGATACGAGTAAAGTTGCGGAACATGGCAATGTCGCGATGAGATTCTTTCATTGAACTAACTTGAAAAGATTTAATAGCACCCTGTGCTACAAGACCAAGGCTACTCATAGCCATATCCAACTGGCTATCAGTTAATAAATTATCAAATTCCATTACTGCTGTTTTGCCTTGCATTGCATCAGTAACTTGCTTGCTTGAAATACTATGAAGAACCTTTGGATTATCCATTACTAGTTCTTTAAACCATTTTTTTTGTTCCAGACTTAGCTTTGTGCCATGCATAGTAATCGCAGTATCAAGAACTCTTTCTCTAATAAGTTCTTCTTGTTGCCAAACTGGAAGATCTTTATTTTGTTCCTGCACTTCTTTACGAATAAATGCACGTTGTCTGTCATCAATAGCTCGTGACGCACCAACTGGCTTTCCAGAAATTTTTGTTCTGAGTCCTTCAATCCCACTTTTAACAGGACCGACACCAGCCAAATTATCCATACCAACAGCAGCATTAAAAATGCGTTGGTACTCTTTTGCAATCTTACGATTTCCCCACATGCTGCGGTTTGCATACATTAGGAACATAAAGCCTTCATCAATTGCAGTACGAATACCCAACTGAGGAACAAGAGTAAGGGTTGTCCAAACGTCTGTAACAATTCCAGTTACTCGATGATTGTATGCTCCACCAATTAATTGCGGAATATATTCAATAGCTTTTTGATCATCAGATTTTCTAAAAGAACGATCTGCAACAAACTCTGATATAGCTCTCCAGTCAGGAGATGCAACAAAGTTTTGAAATTGCGAAGCATGGAGTGGACCAGATACATTTACGTTAGCTGGACGATCACCAGATAGTCCTGCATTTCTTGGAACCATAACTTCATCTGATGTTGTCCAAGTAGTTTTTGTACCAAAGTGCTTTTCAAGTGCTTCGTCAATAAAGCGTTGACCACCAGGCATTCCATGAATACCTTCTCGACGCATAATTAATTCAAAGACAGAACGATGTAAAGCAAAACGATCGGCTTGAGTACCAGCAATAAAATCAGCAGTAGCAAGTTCTGCTAAATCTTGACGACCAAAAGCCATAAATGCTTGCTTTTGAAAAACGTCTACACTTTTCATATAGTTTGCATCGTCGTGAAATACAACAGCACGACCAGGATGCAATCTAGTTTGACGTTCAATAAATTTTTGAAATGAATTTTGTTTACGGTTAACAGCAATGTCAATATCTAATGGTTCATCTTCAAATAGTTTAGCGCGAATGTTAGCGTATTCAGTTACAGAATCTTTTTCATCTACTCTTTTGCCAAGAAAAGTATTACGCAAAACTTCTTTAGCTTTAAGTGTTGCTCCGCGTGAACGCTTTGCATACGCTGCACCTTCACGAGCATAACTCATGCTCATATCTCTACCACGAATTAAACGTGTGTATTCTTTTGCGCCCTCATCTAAAAATAAATTTCTAAAAGAATCTAAATCTCGAACACCATACTGAAGCCAAACATCTACATCTTTAGGATCAGCTAGCTGAGGATAATCTGTGTTAATTATTCTTCTTGCTTCAGCAACCTTAGCTGCTTTTAATGCAGCTTCTTCTGAAGTAGTTGCCTTAATAGCTAATGCTTCACCAAGTTCACCAATGCGTGTTGCGTAACCACCATAAAGTTCTGCAACAGCAGGGTTTGCAAGAAACGCTGGAACATCTTCCCCAGACTTAATAACAGATGCTAGCTTTTCTGCTTTACTTGCACCCTTAATAACTGCTGATGCACCAAATGTTAAATATGTTAATGGGTCTGCAAAAATTTGATAAGCTGCATCAATAGCACCAGTACTAAAATTAAATACACCAACATGTTTGTTTGTATCAATATTAAGTTTTTTATTAATCCAACGACCAGCAATGCGACCAGGAGATAGTTGTGCTCGTGAAAACTCACCTAGCATAAATCCAAATGATTCTTCTTCATTAAACATTGCATTAACTGCAGCAAGAATGGCAGGATCATTAGGACCCCAAGCATCAATAATTTCACCAGGTGTATCACCAGCAAGTACGTGCATTGCTACAAAGCTTTCAGCAGCACCATACTTGTTAACTAATTCATCAGCTAGTTCATTGTCATAAAGATATTTGCCATCAAAAGCAATTTCACCATTGCTACGACTCCAAAAAGATTCTTTGTTAACAATAGAGTTTTGTAGCATTGCGCCAGGGGTATTAAAAAACTTACCGTATTGAGTAGCAGCACCCATTAAAAACTTAAATGGACTTTTAACAACATCCATTGGACTGATTACACCATCAGTATCTTGAATACCAAGAGCTTTACGAACATCTTCGTTTTGAATTAATTCGCCACCTTCAGACTTATTTGCATAGTCTGTTTTGTAATATGTTTTTAAAGCTTCTTGAAAACCTGGTTCTAATTTATTGTAAGATTCGCCAGCTTGTTTATTATCCATTTTCATTAATTGCTTATGGGTATCACGAACTTTAGCCCAGTTTTCAATTAAGTTTTTTTCTTCACGAGTTAATGCAGCTCGTGATCCTGCAGCATAAAGAGCAGGAGATACACGTGCAACAGTTGCATCTAATTTACGAACAGCAGCAGTAGATGGATCGCTTTGTGTTTTATCAAAAATACTTTGCATTTGTGGCAAAGAAGTCATTGATGGAAGCGTACCTGGAACTTCTTCAGGCATTCCACCCATTGGTTGAACTGTCACTAAACAATACCTTTACTGTTTAGTTCCTGTAGGATCATGTCAATTTCGCCAGAAGGATCTGACTCAGCTAAACGCGAAAGAATTTGAGTTGGGTTAAATGTGCGAGCTGGAAGATTAAGAGCTTCTGGTCCTGGACCTTCGCCTAATGGATTACCAGAAGTAACTGGTTCGTTAGGACGTTGAGTTGGAGCAAAAAGATCAGTAACACTTGGTTTAGAAACTTGTTGCTGTCTAGCCATAGGAGCAGCAGACATTAAACTTTCAGTAGCTTTGCGATCTCCATAAACATTAGGATCACTTGCAGTCATCATATCAGTGCGCTGTGACAAAGCACCTGGTCCAGAAACTGGCTTAGCTTGACTATTAGTGCGAACTGGTCGCTTACCACCTTGCTGTGCCATAACTAATCCTCTTCTTCTTCTTCAATAAAATCATTTTCTAGTGCATGTTGAATTAATCCAGTTACATGCCATATTGGTGATTTATCATCAAATATTGTGCTTGCCCAGTATTGTCCATCACCATCAAAAAATTCTGCGGTAACAAAATATGTAGTACAAAATGCGCCATCTTGATGAAATGTATGTCCGTACTCATCAAGTAGATCTTTTAATTTGCTTCTAAATAAAGCTAAGCGTTCTTCGTCTGTCATGCTCCGCCACGCAGACGAGCTAGAATACTAGCAACATCTGGTGGTGGTCCTGCTGGCTGACCCTCAGGTCCTGCTGGTGCAGGTTGAGGTGGAGCACCCTGTTGCATTCCTTCAGGAGCCATAGGTTGCTCTGGTTGGGCTGGAGCTTCTTCGGCTTCTTCTTTCTTAAAGATTTCCATAACGGCATCTTCAATAGAAGTGCCCTTCTTTTTCATGTCAATTACAGTAGCAATCTTTTCAATAATATCTGAAGGGTCAGCCCCATTAGCTGCCATTTGTGGAATAGCTTGAGTTAATGCTCCAATAGAACCAGAAAGAGCATCTCGCATTCGTTCAATATCAATGCGATCCTTTTCAAGACCAACATTCATACTCCAAGGTAGTTCGCTCATTACAAACTCACGAGATAGCAATCCAGCTTGCAAAGCCTGTAGCGAAAAGATAAGAGCACGAGATGGATCAAGTCCAGCCATAACACCGTAGCGAACCTGAATGCTGTAGTCGCTCTTAATGTCTTTAGATGGTTTGTAACTAATTTCGTATGGTGCGCCTTGATAGACACCAGCCATAGTCTTATCTTCGTCAAATAGGGTCTGATCAATGTGGAAACATAGTTCCATAACCTTTTGGAAGGTTTCAGCAAGAATTTGCTGACCAGCCTTTATCTGCGAATCAAAGCCACCAAGAAGTGCTTGAACTCCAGAACCTGTAATAATAGACGCATCAATGTTACCTGATCTTCCTTCTGGGTAACGAGCACCCATACGCATTTCTTGCTCAAGCAACTGTTGTTCGGTAAATGCACCAGTAGGTAACTCAAGAGCTACACGACGTACACCAGCAGGGTTGTTTGTGCGGATAACAGAATCAGGACCAAAGGCAAATTCAGATACATCGTTAGGTAGAACTAACGGAGCTTGTACAGATTTTTCTGCAGCTTCCATAGCCAACATGCTAAAGCGAGCACGGGCAATTTGTGCCCATAGTACGTCATCAAACTGACCACGTGGGTCATCTAGGTCAAGCCCTGGACGACGAGCAACTACAACTGAAAGCATTCCAATTGGATTTTTAGCCTTGCGAAGAACTAGGTTACCACGTTGAGGTAAAAACAAAACTACCTGATCGGCATCTTCGTAACGCATTAGTTCCATATTGTTGTCAAGATCAGCTAGATCACGACCTTGATCACCAACAATTGCACGTTCGTATTCGGGGAAATCAACAATTAGTTCACGCATAGTCTTAATGTACTTTTTAGTAAAAGATACACAACGACCAAAACGATCAAACTCTGGGTAAGAACCCATAGGATTTTCAATGCGAATGTGTGGCATGTTTGCATCGAAGTTAGCATCAACAAAGATTGGCAAGAAACCATAGGTCAAGTACCAGTCAGCACCCGTATACATCTGAGTCTGAAGATTAGAAAATTCAACGTAGTTGTTGGCAATAATGGTTCGCTTGTCAGAAAACTTTTTTGCCTTGTCAGAGTTAATACTTGGAGTTGAACAGTTAAATGAAGGAAGTGGAGCAAGAACTTCAGCAATGTCACGGGCAGCAACGTCAACAAAGTTAGCAATCATTGGACGAGACATGCCCTCTGGGAACATATCTGGGTACACGGACTCCATGTTTCCACGACGAACAGCGGTAATGTCTGCCATTCTAAAGTCACGCTCAGCGTACCTGCGTGTTAGAGCTAATACCTTATTGGTAACTTGCTCGGTTGATAATGCCATTTAATTTCCTAGTATAGACCTGACAATGTTTCCATTGCCATCTCATCAAGGTTTACTACACCTTGCATAGCGACGTTTCTTCTTGTTGCCCACTTGTTATTAGCGTGTGCCGTTCTGAAGTTACTTTGTTGAATTAATTCTTTTGCTCTAATCTCACAGAACCACAGTGCCATAACACAGTCAGTTGGTCCTTTGGTATCAGCCTTCCAGGTAATTAACTGGTTAACTAAAGCCTTAACATGCTCATTAGAGTTATCGGGAAGCTCAATAAGGTTGTCCCTGTTGAACTTTCCATCACGCATACTACCAAATAGGGATGACATTGCAGCTACACCGAAGTTAACATCCCACTTGTTCTTGCTGGTAAAGTGCTCTCGTAGTGCAGTACCACGGCTGGCAAGCCACATTCGCAACTCATTATCAAGCGAGAAAGCTTTTTGATAAGCATTGATTTCAATGCGTAGCTCTTGTGGTTGATAGATCTCTACCCACTCCTTGATTAAGCTATCAATCTTTTGTGGAGTAGATTCAGCCATGTTGTACACATCAAGCACGTATCGCTTGTTGGTCTCTCGGTTGACTGCATAGACAACCATAGCTGTTTTGCCAGACATGGCAGGATCCAGCCCCATAATAACAAACCAAGAACCTTGAGGACTTGGATGTCCAGGAGCATTGAAGTTAAGTTTACCAACTTTACGCATACGGTTTACTGAACCATTAACAATAGGAAGTGGGAATATCGCATCTTCCTCTACATCTTGTTGTTGGTAAACAAGTGCCCACGTGGAGGGGCTAACCTCGCTACGACGCTCAAACAGTCGCCTACCGTCCCACTTTACAAAGTGCCCGTTTTCATCGGGTGTAAGCAATTCTGGATCATCAAACTCGTCAGCCCCATCCAGCGGTCTATCAGACCTAGCCCAAAGTGTCTTCCACTTTTCAGGCTTATCGTCAAACTCAAGTACAGCTGGCATGGCTAAGTAAGTGAAGGGTGACTTACCGCCAGTCCAGTGTTCAGGATTTCTAATTTCTTTATATAGATCTATTGAGGAAACTCTAGTCCCAGCAATCAGCAGCGTCCCAGTCGAACCCACACGGGTAACTACCATCTTCTGCAACCAGTTGAGTTGCTTTTCCCATTCGTGCGCGTTTGTCGTTGAGACAATATCGTCCATGATGATTAGATCCGCACGAGTACCGTAGATCTGTTGTCCAATACCAAGAGCTTGAACCGTCGGGTCCTTCTCCCCTGACTCTCTTTCGAGATAAATTCTGTCTGCAGTCCATTGGTCTGCTGTCTCCTTATAGCCCCCTGGAGGACCATAGACCTGTTGCATCTTAAGCCACGGCTCTTCGGTCATGCGCTGCTTGATGGAGTACAAGAACTCCTTGGCGCGTGTCTGGGTCTGGGAAATGACCACAATCCGAATATTGGGATTTAAAGCAATTTTGTACATGGCGTAGTTAACCGTCATGGTGGTTGACTTGGCATGTTCTGGGGGTACATTCATCAGAAGCCTACGGCGGTTGCCTGGCTCAAATGTCATGGAAGGGTGTTGCCACGCTGGGTCACGACCCTCAAGAACGTCAATCCAGTTTTGCTGATGAGGGAATACCTCGGTGTTCAAGAACTCTTTAGAGAACGTGGCAAAATCAATTTTATGTTTATTTTCACCTAGTGAGGCGGCAATGGCATCGGATCCAAAGTTAATGGCTTCCTCAACCTGCGCGGCGAATTCCCCATCTAGCATCCAAGATCTAAGGCTGGTCCGCTTCTTTCCCACAGCAGCAAGGGCGGAATCCATATCTATGCCCTGCTTAAGAAAAGAAATAAACTTTCTCTGATCTTCAATTTGCCGAAGTCTGGTATGGTGTTGATCTCCAGCTTTAGCAGCCATAATAAACCTAATTATTCTAATAATAGTATTACTATTAATAATAGTAATAGTAAGCAACCCCTCCAAAGGGGGTTGCAATTAACTGGCAAGCCATAAGACAAGCTTGCTTTACTTATAACCTCTACTAATACTAACCCTGTTACAGAACACTTGTAACGCTCTGTTATCAGATTGTTACCTAAATCACATAGATTGTTATAAACAAAACAAATAGATAATACTACGGGCAAACAACTAACTATAAATTATTACAGACTCTACAGTATTACTTCCGTACGAGATTAACAACTGGGGGTCAAGTCTAAACTTATATTATCCTTCTCGCTCCGCTACATTCAGTCGCTATCGCTCCTTCATTTCGCTCCGCTTGTACCCCCCTACCAGCTCAGTGACTACCTGGGGGGAGGTACTTATAACTATGGTTTAGTTTAAAGACAAAGACCTCGACTGTTTGTACTGTTGACTGTCTTATCCAGACTATTAACCCCCCTAAAGAGATAAGCAAGCAAAGCTTGCTAGGTAGTTTGTAGTTAATGTCAACCAGAAAGGAACTACAATGCTATCAACAATCAATGGGTTCGACCTTCTATTAATCCTCATCATTACCGCATTGGCGTACCGCGTCTACAACCTTAACCGTGAGTGTGAGGATTACGTAGGTCAAATGCTACGCCTGTCTTGGGATCTCCAAGCAGAACTCCAAGCCAACCATCACAACGATCCAGACAAGCACGAGTACCAGTCATTCTGCGACTGCAACAAATGCATACCTTTCTAGGTTCTTTAGTGACGACCACCCCGCTCTGCGTGGTGTGGTCGTTGCTATGGATTCTAGGTGGATCCAATCAGTCACAGAACAGGAGTAAATAATGACTGACTTAAGTACCTACGGGGACGACGAGAAGCTATCCAGCATCTTGGACGTACTCAAGCAAGCAGGTCTCTTTGACCGTGTCGTTGCAGTCAAGTCGCTAGTAAATGACGATGACTTAGACACAGAGGATGAGGACTGGGTGGACGTACAAACCAAGTACGGACACGACACCACGGACTATGTCTTTGGTGACCGTTCAGAATCTAGAGCAGGCACTATCTCAACAGAAACTGAGCCTGTATCAGGACACGACTGGGTATCTCCAGTCCAACACACAGGTCGCAAGATTTACGTTATCTCTGGCACAAAGGCTATGTGTGGACTCAAGGAAGCAGACTGCTTCGACCTTACCTGCAGGCACGTACCAGTGCTTGAGGAACAAGACGAGGAACGTCACGAGTTCAAGCAAGACTGGAACTCAATGGCTGACAGACCCACAGAGAACTTCTTTATGGGGTTGCCAGGTCTTCGTTACATAGAGAGTGACCAGCAATACTTCACTCGTCTCAACACGGTGTGCAGTGAGTGCAATCTCTACACACCATCACGACTAGAACTATGTCAGAACTGCGACAAAGTTTTAGTATCCAAATAAAAATAGGCTTACGCCCCCACTTTGTGGGGGGCGTAAGCCACTCAACAGATAAAAGGAGCAAGGAATGAACAACGAACTAACAGTGACAGGTAAGTTAAAGAACATCAAGGAGTTCGATCAGTACGGCTTGATGATCGTAGGTCAGTTGACCCAGAAGGTTGGTAACGAACGAGCAAAGTTCACAATCCCAGTAGCCTGCTTTGACGAAAGCATTGCAAGCACACTGCGAGGACTGCGCGAGATGCAAGACGGTAACGGCTTTACACCAGTAGTGAATATCGTAGGTGAATTAGACACCAAGTTCGATGTTCGTCAGGGAGTTGAGTTGAGTGACCGCAAGCCACCGCTTACCCGTGTACTTATCAAGTCCGTAGAACTAGCAGAAGTCTAGTTCAATCGAGAGAGGTGTGGGGCATTCGCCCTGCACCTCTCTCTCTTTCCGAAACAGTAGAGAGTTAGGCGTTTACTAAGTTGGTAGATAACAATGCGCTTACTAAGTGCAATCATATCTATAGTCCAGAGTGTAATAGCTGTGGAGAAGACAACACTTATAGATGGATTGTTTGTGCAAGGTACAAGAAAGACTGTCCAGACTTTGCATGTATTACATGTGGAGAAATAGAAATAACAACCGAAAGGAACAGCAAATGAGTACAACAAAAGAGATAGATCTAGGTGCAATTACAGAAGAACATCTAGCAACAGTTCAAAGTGTATACAAACTAATGGCATTCTTACTAGATGAGAACGCTGACTACAGTAAGTTAAGTACCGAAGAGCTTGAGCTAATCCATGTAGCTACTACTAACATTAAAATCCGCGATGGTGTACTTAAGTACTTCAGTGATGCACCATTCAGCATTCGAGTAGACATTATGAAATCATTTACAACTGTTAGTCAAACAATGGTTGACAATGAAGACATCAATGAAGAAGCAATTGGTTACACATCAATGATCTTAGCTGCCTTCATGCTATGCCATGCAGGTATGCTAGAAGACTTTGATGAAGATCGTAATGTTGACTATGAACTAGAACTAGTAGATAAATTACTAGATCAAGCAATAGAGATGGGCTGCGATGCAAGCCTACTAACACTGTTAAAGATGGCACGTGATCACAACATCCCACCACGTATCTTCTATTCATCATTAGAAGCAGTGTCATTCCACAAAGCAACAGATCCAACAGGACATGAAGATGAGTAAAAGAATACAAGTAATTACAAAAGGTCCTAAAGAAATAAAGCGAGAAAAAAAGCAAGCTCTTAAATTAAGGCAAGCAAAATGATTAAAGCTGAAGCTGTATGTAATAGGTGCAACACACCTGTTGAGTTTCAGTTAGTAACACCAGGTTACTTTGCTTGGTGCCCACATCACGATGAAGATCTATATAAATTCGAGTGCAAGCTGGAGGTATGGAATGATTAAGACAAGCAGTGGTACCGTGTACTACACACAAAAAGAAATGACTGATAGAACCAATGAGGTTATGGAAGATGGCTACAAAATTACCAATGCTATCTATGAGAAAGCTAATGACCTAGATTGGTGTGAAGAGTATGACAACTGGGCTGAAGATACAAACAAAGATCTTAAATACTTTGAGATCCCATTAATGCGTAGAGAATATTCAGTTACATATACATTGGTACGCACACAATCAGCAGACGTAACAATAACAGTGACAGCACGTAGTGATGATAACGCAGAAGATCAAGCCAATGACATCTATGATGTAAGTGATCTCGTTGACAAGCTAGATGAAAACGATTGGGAAACACAAGACGTAGACATAGACCGCACAGAAGTAGGGGAAGCATGAGCATAAAGGACGAGCCGTGGTTTAACGACCCGTTCGATTGGTATGAACGAGAAGGATATCCAGAGATTGTAGGTATAGCCGTAACAGATAAGGTAGCACTTGATTTTCTTCAAGCGTTATACCAAATCTATAAACGACTAGAGCGCAATGATAGAACAAAAGCGATGGAAGATGCTAAGCAACTAGCAATACTGCTACTAGCTAGTGCATTTGATTACGCTGAAGAAGCAATAGATGAATTAATTATACAAGAAGTAAACGCAGTAGATATAGATGCTGCATTCGCAGAGATGATAGAGGAACAGAATGACTAGACGAGATCCGTATACAGTAATTGGTACGCATAGCGAGTACGAAGTTAACTCAGCACATGACCTAATGGTAAAGGCTGGACTTGACTGGAAGGTTACATTAGAAAATGTATTTATTAATGAGACTGATCCACTTGAAGTACCAGATAGATATGCAACAGTTAAGTGGACTAATACAGGGTGGACTGAAACAGACCCTACACCACTAGCAATAGTAGGTTCACGATACAAAGTATTACAAAATGATGAGATCTTCTCATGCCTTGACGACATCGTTAACAACAGCGATGCACGTTATGGTGCAGCAGGTGAACTCAAGGGTGGCAACGTAGTATGGGCAACCATTGAACTACCAGCTAACGTAACAGTTGGTGATGATCCACACAATGCATATGTAATTGCACGTACATCACACGATGGTAGTATGCCATTCCAAATGACACCAGTTGTTAATCGATTAAGCTGTACTAATCAGATCAATGCAGCCATGATGAGTGGCAAAGCTAAGGGTATTTACTACCGTGTTAAGCATAGCCCTAACAGTAGCATCAACCCAGATGATATCCGAAAAGCATTTAGAATTATGAACGAAGATGTTCAGAAGTATGCAACAGTATCATCATACCTACGTTCAATTGAATTCAGTAACGAAGAGTTCAAGAACTTTGTTAAGCGAGTGTACCCACTGCCTAGCAAGATTGAGTTCTCACCATATGAGATGCTCAGTGCAGGTGAACGTACATCTAAGACAAGAGTAGAACGTAACAGAGCCAGTGCATTGAACGTATGGATTGGTGAGACAGACACGCAGCACAACATTAAGAACACTAAGTTCGGTGCATTCCAAGCTATCGTGGAAGCAACCGATCACTTCAGTAAAGACTATAGCAAGCAAGCAGGCAAGATGATTCTCGGCACAGACATAGCCGTGAAGTCACGAGCACTACAACTATTAGGAGTAAGCAATGGGTCTTGACATGTACCTAAATGTAAAAGAAAGTTTCTCTGATTATAATTACGTTACTAAACAAAAGAATAAACAATACAGTGACATCGTAGAAGCAGCAGGTATTAAGACAAAAGAAATAGCACCAGTAGTATCAGTAGAATACACTGCTATTTACTGGCGTAAAGCTAATCAGATTCATAACTGGTTTGTAAATACATTAGCTAATGGTATCGATCAATGCCAACGTATACCAGTAAGTAGAACAAGACTGGTTGAGTTACATAGTATCTGTGGTCAGCTACTTGATACACGATCAACAGAGTTAGCATTTGAATTGCTACCACCAGCATCAGGATTCTTCTTTGGATCTATAGAGATTGATGAATGGTACTGGCAGGATCTTGAGCATACACATAAAGAACTAACTGAATTGCTTGAAGAAATCCATGAAGGAAACTATTGGAACTATGACATTGAGTACCAAGCATCATGGTAGAGCTAGCAGAAGATCACTTTGCTATTGATGGATACAGAGCTGATGTATTAATAAGTCCAGATACATTAGAGTATTTACAAAAGATTAACGAAGTAGTAATGGAAGGTGAATGTATGTGGTTCAAAAGTTTAACTACATGTAGATACGATCCACACACAGGAGATGTGTTCGATGTTTCAGATTAATGAGAATGAAACACCAGCATGTGATGGTATGGATACTAACTTCTTCTATCCAGTAGGAGAAGACAATGATGATAACGCATGGGCAAAGACCAATGTTTATCCACAGCTGAGGAAAGTCTGTGCAAACTGTGATGTCCTAGAAAAGTGTAGAGACTGGGGTATTAAGCACGAAGAGTGGGGATTCTGGGGTGGCATGTCAGTCTATGAACGCCGTCAATGGAGAAAGAAATACAACATCAAGATTGAGCAGCCCTGGACTTCAGGGTTCTTGAGAGGAATGAACAAGTAATGGAATGCTGTAACATGGACATAGAAGAACTATATAAGCAAGAAGACGAAGATGTCTGCGAGTCATGCTATGATCGTATCGAAGCACACATTGAAGACATGATGCTTAGTAGAGCTAAAGAAGATTTCTATGATAGGAATAAAAAATACTATGATTAAAATAAACGGATACGAACTACCAGCACATGTATCTTATTCAGCACTAACAACATACCTTGACTGCGGTTGGAAGTATTATCTTACACGAGTGGAAAAGTTAATTGAACAACCAACCTGGTATCTAGCAGGTGGTAGTGCAGTACACACAGCGACCGAGATGTATGATAAAGAACTATTTGAAACAGAAGGTAAGTAATGAATAAGTATTGGGAAGCAGCATGGGCTGCACAACAAGCAGAACAACTAACAAAAACAGGTGTTGATCAGGCACAATGGAAAGCATCTGGTCGTGCAACCAAAGCTAATCCCAACAAAGAAGATGGTGATTGGTGGAACGTAAATGGTTCAGAGATGGTTGACTCATGGATTACATGGCGTAATGGTACGCATCCACTAACTATGTGGGAAGTACAACCTGGAGTACCAGCAATTGAACTATCACTTACACCTATCTGGAATGACATACCAGTACAGATGCACATTGACAGAGTTATGATTAACCCTGATGGTGAACTAATTGTATTAGATATTAAAACAGGTGTACGTACCCCATCGTCAGACTTACAGTTAGCATTCTATGCTGCAGGTATGGAAGAAATGTTAGGCATCCGTCCACAGTATGGTGCATACTGGATGGCTAGGTCTGGTCAGACTAGTGAACTAATTGACCTAGACTATTTTAGTAAGGATGATATCATTGAGATTGTTACTAAGTTTGATCAAGCTCGTAAGGCAGAGCTGTTCATACCTAACCTCAATCACTGTATAATGTGTAATGTAAAAGACCAATGCAAGTACAAAAGAAAAGGATAGAACAAAGTGGAAAGTAATTACGTAGTAAATGTAAAGACTAAGGTAGGTACTATCATTACCGTACGCGGTACTGATGCTACTGAGTTTGAAAATAATATCAATGCTCTCATTGGTAACGGAGTTAATAACAGCATCGCTGCAATGGAAGAGTTGTTTCTTGGAACGCAACCCAGTCAATCAAGTAACGCAAGAATCAATACAGTGGTTGATGCGCTAGGTGGTACAGTAATTAGCGAGACACCAATCCCAGCAACAACACCAGCAGCACCATTCGCACCAGTAGCACCACCATCAGTAGCAGGGGTTACAGCAGGCTCAGCCAGCAGGACTTGTATTCATGGTGTAATGACTAAGCGTGAAGGTGTAGGACCATACGGACCTTACAAGGCTTACATGTGTCCAACAGCTAAGGGTACACCAGATCAGTGTAAAGCTATCTATCTGAAAACCAACGACCCAGACTACGCTACGTTCTAGTCGCATAGGTTTGACTGGGTAGTGTAGTGGGGAAGGCTACCTACCCAGTCAATTATTTATTGGGAGATAAATGAAAACATTAAGCAGAGCAGTAGGTCGTCCTGACATTGGTGGTGAGCCAATGCCTACAGTATTCAGGACGTTTGACAATAACCAAATCGTATTGCGAAGAGCAGAAGTAAGTATGATTGCAGGCACACCAGGTGCAGGTAAGTCAACACTTGCACTAGCCCTAGCACTACGTATGCAAGCACCAACGCTATACCTATCAGCAGATACTAATGCTCACACTATGGCTATGCGTTTGTATTCAATGATTACAGGAGTAAGTCAGAGTGAAGCAGAAAAAATCATATCGGAAGACCCAATCAATTCTAGGAATAACCTTGCTCTTGCCAGCCATATTTATTGGAGCTTTGATAGTGCCCCTAGTCTTAGTGATATCGACGATGAGGTTACCGCAATTGAGGAGTTACTTGGAGAAGCACCTGCCTTAATTGTTATTGATAACCTTATGGATATTAGTATGGATGGCGGAGAAGAATTCAGTAACATGCGTAGTGCACTTAAAGAACTTAAGTACTTAGCAAGAGATACCAACGCCGCTATCCTAGTATTACATCACACACAAGAAGGTTATGTCGGAGACCCATGCCAACCAAGATCATCCCTGCAAGGCAAGGTAGCACAGTTACCTGCACTAATCCTTACCGTTGGACAGAGCAATGGATTGCTAGGTGTAGCTGCAGTTAAAAATAGATACGGTAAAGCAGACCAGTCTGGTAAGTCACCAGTATGGTTACAATTTAATCCAGAGTATATGTTTATAGCAGATCTAGAGGAGGCGAGATAATGGAACGAATCAATTGGGATACCAATAATCCAGTAGAGTATGACGATGATGATGAGTAAATTTGGATGGTGTACTGGACACGAAATAGAACAGCAACACAGCAAGTGCCCAAAAGAATTTACTAATAACGTAAGCGACTATACATTGAAATGTGATTGTGAATGCCATGAGCAAAAGTAAACAAAAAGGTACGGCTGCTGAGACAGCAGTAGTTAACTGGCTACTAAGTAAAGGACGCAAGCATGTCGAACGACGATCACTTAACGGTGTCAATGATCGAGGTGACATTGCAGGTGTGCCTGGAGTTGTACTCGAAATAAAAAACTGTGCCAAGATGGAACTATCAGCATGGTTAAAAGAGCTAGAAGTAGAAATGATTAATGACAAAGCTGACACAGGTGTAGTGATACATAAGAAAAAAGGAACTCAAGATGTTGGGTTATGGTACGCCACTATGCCAGTGCATGTATGGTTTAAACTAATAGAAGACGCAGGTTACTGATGGACGTACCACCTATTGCTGCAATCATAGAGCACTACGGTGGTAGATTACGTAGAGACTATGGCAGTTGGCAAAAAATTAAGTGTCCATTCCATGACGATAGCCATGCATCAGCAGGCGTATCAGTTACAGATAACATCTTTGTATGTCATGGCTGTGGAGTAAAAGGAAATGCATTTAACGTAATCAAAATACACGAAGGAGTTAAGTACGGTGAAGCTATCAAGATCGCAGAAAGTATTACTGGAGAAAGCTACAAGTCATTACGAGGAGTACCTTCCATTGGCAGAAGAGTATCTAGCCAAGCGAGGGATAAGTCTAAAGACAGCTCAAGAGATTCGATTAGGAGTCGTCGTTGATCCATTAGCAGGACAAGAAGCATTTGTAAATAGACTAGCTATTCCATACATAACACCAACAGGTGTAGTTGATGTAAGGTTTAGATCAATGGGATTAGAAGAACCTAAGTACATGGGTATGCCAGGAACTTCTACTAGGTTATACAATGTAAGTGCACTGCACACGGCAGGCAATTTTATAGCGGTATGTGAAGGAGAAATAGATGCTATCACTCTTAGTTATTCTTGCGGCATTCCTGCTGTGGGTGTTCCTGGAGCTAATGCTTGGAAACGGCACTACGGACGTTTACTGGCAGACTTTGAAACTATCTATGTTTTTGCTGACGGTGATCAGCCTGGCTCTGATTTTGCAAAGAGTCTAAGTAAAGAGTTTAATAGTGTTATCATTATGCAGATGCCTGAAGGTGAGGATGTTAACTCAATGTACTTACGTAATGGATCTGGTTACTTTACAGAAAAGATTGCAGCATGAAACAAAAAGAATATGAACGAAGTGACAAATGGGAACTAGAAGAACATGAAAGAAAACTAGAGGAGTACAATGCAAGACTTCAGCGAACAAGAAATAAATCACATCTTCCAAGCCCTAATCAACATGGGTTTAAAAGTTGTGGATGTGAAATATGCGAACGGACTTACTCTAACATTAAAGAGACCAACGCTAAAATAAAACCACCATTAGAGTTTGAAGCTGCCATCATAGCTCGCAAAGCTATTGAGTTACTAGTGCAAAAGCATGACGACTATGGACCAAGCAACATCTCTGATGCACCAGGTGGACCACTGAACGGACTAAGTGTTAGGCTACATGACAAGGTAGCAAGACTAAACAATCTATTGTCAAACAATAAAGAACCACAAAACGAAAGTGTACAAGATACATTCATTGATATCCTTAACTATGCACTCATTGCCTTACTGGTAATCGAGAACAAGTGGGACTCTACTAAGTAGGTAAATATGAAAACAGTTATAGTGATTCCAGATATGCAAGTTCCTTACCATGATCCTCGTGCTGTACGTGCAGTACAAAACTTTGTAGGTGACTACCAACCAGATGAACTTTACTGTGTTGGTGATGAAGCAGATAGTCCTGAACCATCACGATGGAACAAAGGTTTAGTTGGAGAGTTTGAAGGAACTCTACAAGCTGGACTAGATCGTACTGCTGCCATTATGAAAGAGTTTAAAAACAAGTTAGGTGATAAGCCTTTCCATACCATGAGGAGTAACCACGGTGACCGAGTTGAGAACTATGTCAAGAGATATGCCCCAGCACTGGCAAGTTTGCGGGAGTTGGAATACTCCAAGCTTTTACATTACAGCGAAAACGAAATTACCTATCACGATAAGTTATGGGAGTTTGCACCAGGATGGGTACTGGCACATGGGGATGAAGGCAACATCTCAAGGCAAGCTGGTGGGACGGCTCTCGCTTTGGCTCGCAAAATTGGGTCTTCGGTCGTCTGTGGGCATACACATAGAGCAGGAATCCAGCATGAACACCAAGGTTATAATGGCAAAATTCAAAGTCGTCTCTACGGAGTTGAAGTCGGACACCTTATGGATCTCAGCCAAGCGTCTTACTTAAATACTGGTAGTGCTAACTGGCAACAAGCATTTACTATTCTCTACATACGTAGAGGTAACGTGACTCCTGTTGTTGTACCTATCAATGGACGATCTTTTGTAGTCGAGGGTAAGACATATGAGTTCTAATGGAATTGTTTATGAGATGTACCATGCTATGGTCAAGCAGATTGGATCAGAGTTTAAACGTAAATACCAGATGGTTGAACGTGAAGACATTGAACAAGAGTTATGGCTATGGTTTGCTGAACATCCCAACAAGATAGAGGAATGGTTAGCTTTACCTGATCAGAAAGATAGAGATAAACTATTTGCTAGGTCACTACGTAACTCAGCACTAGACTATTGCATTAAAGAAAAAGCACATAAGTCTGGTTACAATGCTGAAGATAACTTCTGGTACAACAAGCAGTTCATTAAGCTTATGATTCCTGCTGTGCTTAGTGACGACTGGACTAAGTTCAACAACACACTAAGCAACATGGGTCGTACTAGTAAAGCACTAGCAGAGTCAGGTGACTTTATGGCATTTAGTTCTGATGTCAAGGTTGCTTTCGATAAGTTAAATGACAGAGAAAAATCATTAGTTCATTTATTTTATGGAGAGCAGATAGATGGAGCAGAACTAAGAGATCGTATGGACGCTGACAAGTCACAAAAAGCAGTGATGATGGAAGCTAACAGAGCAGTCAACAAGATGGTTAAGATACTAGGTGGTAACCCACCAGTAAGAGACGAAGACTACCAAAGCAATACATAAAAAAATAACCCCCCTTAGGGTGGTAGGTACTAAGTTGCCTACTACTCTAAGAGGGGTTACATAAGCCGTAGCTTATGACGATGGTACTTCTTCTGGTAATGGTTCACCAGGTTGCCACCATTTGAATTGACGATTAGATGAAGTGCATCCACTACCACCCATAATCTTGTATTGAACTGTCATGGGATATTTACTTTTGGTTTCCCATAACAATGTACCTTGCCATACCTTAATACCTTTTGGGTATGGGTATGTATTAGTACCAGTTGTATCCAACTTACCATTAGGTAGATGTCTTGCTAGTCTCATCTTTATGTAGCGAGGTTTCTTTTTGCACTGCATGTGCAACTGTGCAACCCATAGAGTTCGCTCACCATTAAGAGTAAACGAATCATTGCCACTAAATGGAACGTCAGTCCATTTGTTAGTACGTAGTGATACCGTACTCTCATCCTTCTTTAGTTTACTTGCACCTGCATCAGCTTGTGATGAGGACAACATAAGAACGAGAGCAGTACTTATAGATACCGCTACTAACTTGCGAAACAATTAAGCCTCTGGTGTTGCTGGTTTCTTGGCATCGCCAATGATCTTAGCAGGATCTAACCCACCGCCACGCTTCCAGCCTGGACCTGCCTGTAGTTCCATGTGAAGATGCGGACCTGTGACATTGCCTTCTTTTCCAACCTTACCGATAAAGTCTCCAGTCTTAAGGTTTTGTCCGACCTTGACCTTGTAAGAAGATAGGTGAGCAAATAGAAGATGTCCACCTTCAACTTTAAGTAGCACTGAGTACTGTCCAAAAGCAGCACCCCATACTTGACCAACCTTTACAACCTTGCCATCGCATGGAGCAACTACAACTGCACCTACTGGTGCTGCATAGTCCACTCCTTCATGCTTTCCGCTAGACCATCGCTTTCCAGCGACTCCGAAGGGTGTCGTGACCTTATACTTTGTATCTTTCATTGGTGAAGCCATTAGTCTTCATCCTCTTCTCTTAGTGGTATTGTTACAAGCCATACAAGGAAGCCAGATATTACTAAGATCCCTGTTACCTTCTTGGCTCCGCCGTCTAACGTAAAGTAAGCTATGGCGAGTCCGACCAAGGTGTATGTCTCTGCTGTTATTTCTTTTAAGTATTTCTTTATTCGATTAAGCAACTACTTAAGTCTCCTGACTTGGGCTAACTGACCTACAATTACTGCAGCAACTACAACACCCTGAGATTCTTCTCTTTCTTCAGGTGTCATGTCACTACCTATAGCCATGATCGACTCCGCAGCAGCTGCTAACTGTACAATTCCAGGTACATTTTCTAGGTAGGTTGGTAGTTGGATACTAACCTCTGCTAAAAACTGTTCTGTGTCGCTTACAGGGGCAGGAACAGCCATTGTAGGCTGTGGTTCTGGGGTTATTTCTGGGACTATTTCTTCTATCGTAGGAGTAGGGGAAGGTGTAGGCTCAACTTGTACAGATTCTTGTACAACTTCTGGAGTAGGTGTTGGCTCTACTGGTACTGGTACTACTACCTCTGGTGTAGGTTCAGCTATAGTTTCAGTAGGGGTAGGACTTGGTTCTACTGTAGGTTCTGGAGTGGGTGATTCAATTTGAGTAGGTTCAGGTATTGGCGTTGGCTCTGGGTTCAGAGTTGGTTCAACGCTTACGACTGGCTCAGGGCTAGGACTTGGCACAGGTTCTAATACAGGAACTATGCCATTGTACCAACGCAATGGAGAATCTAACGGTAAGTTATCCGTAATGTAAATAGGATAACCATTAGAGAATCCACCCTCACAGTAAAGACGAGCTATATTACCTTTACCATTAAAGAATTGATTAGAGTTATCCCACCCAATAGAAAACGTACGTTCTGTTCCATCGTTTGTAGCACATGTAACTTCAGCTATAGCCTGTTCAGCATATGCATTGGTTGGTGTAAACACCATGAACGAACCTACAATAAAAGAAACAATTCCTAAGCGGAGTTTTCTTTTCAATTACTACTTAGACTTCTTCTCGTTTGCCTTAGCAAAGGAATCATTGATTTCTTTTTCATCTAGCTTGCCGTCACCAAGGTAACCACGGGCTAGAGATTCAGATACAACTGCAACACCCATGATCGCTGCTAATGCAGCAGACTTCCATGTGTCAATACCAAGTAGTGCACCAGCACCAAGGGTACCCATTACAGATGCAATAACTACAGCCACCATGCGACCAGAGATATCCTTAACTTGCTTCTTACTCATTTACATTTTCCTAACTGTTACTAGTAATACGCCACCAAAGCCACTACTGTTTTTATCTGGGGAAGACTCGTTAATAAAACGAACTTCTTCAATTACACCTTGATACTGCTCACCAGTACGATAATCAATTACATTAACAAACTTACCAGTCTCTTCAATAGATTCAAGACGCTGTATGTACTCCATTGCGCGACCATCGTAACCAAAAATAGAATTAAATCTATCCATTTCATTGTCATAACAAGACAGTGGATACTGATACAAACGCTGACGACGTGTAGCTGGTGTAGATTTAATCTGATAAGCCTCTAGTACAGGCAAATCTTGATCATCAGTAGCGTTATTAAACACAAACTTAAATGCCATAAACTCTTGCTTAGTAGCAGGTGTATTAATCATTATGTCTTTGTTACTTAAGCCTTCACTAACAATTGCAATGGCAGATTCAAGACCAGACTTGTCAATAGTGTAAACAGTAATATTGTCACCTTGACCAGTAGTACACTGAAGATTAATGTACCTAAAGAACTTAGGCTCAACAGTTCCATATCTAATCTTGCCAGTCTTAAGCCAACCACTACTACGTTTTCTAGTTGTGTGCTGTATCTGTAGTTCACCCTTAGTAGTTCCATCATCTTCCTGAACTACCATAACTAATCTATTGTCAACTAAATAAACTTCAGTTGCTTCAGAGTTATCAGCATCAACGCTAGAGTTATATTCTAAATCGTAAGCATAAGCAAAAGTGCCATCACTAAATGATTGCGATAGATCAATACGAATTAAACAAGCATTTGTATAAGCACCTGAAGCTACCTTAGTAGCTGCATAAATGTATTTATCTTGAGTGGCAAAACCGTTGACTGCGTAATCAGAATCAACTAATAGTGGTCCAAGTGTTACTAGTCCAGTAGGACCTACCTGACATATGCGTACACCTCTGTTAGTGGCAACTGCTAAGTAACCTAAGTAGTATTCAATTGCAACAATGTTCTCACCATCAGGCATAGTTGCTACAACAAAACCACCTGGCATGTCAGGCAAGTTAGTAGTCTCATCAAAACCTATTGCATAAATTTCAGACTTGTTACCAGCATTGCCAGCAGCATAAACATAAGTTGGACCAGCTGTTACATCTTTCCAATTCCAGTCAGCATTAATATGAACTTTAGATGTACTAGATGCAGCAGCCATATCATTGCTACCAGTATGATTACCATTACCAGTATAAGCAGAGTTTAATAAGTAAAGAGTTTTGCCATCACCAAAAAATAACTGTCCTTTAATATATTTAATCATTCCTTGTGTACTAGAACCATGTCTAGCAAATACAACATCGCTATCTAAGTCATTAACAAGACCAGTATGAATACAAGTAGAACAAGCAGCGTAGTACCTAGTACCATTAGTTGCTACAGAAATAATTGGAAACGTAGTTGAATGTCCAACTAATGTAGTACCTGCACCAGCTTCACTATAAGTACCTGTAGTCGCAGAACTATCGCCATTTAAGGTAATACGCTTTAGTACTCCAAGGCTATCGCCAGATATAAGACAACTACTGGT